TGATATTATCAATACGCATACTCGGATTGCTGTCCTCGTGTTCAGGGTTTAGACACTTGACTAAATAGTCTCTACCTGAGACTTTAAACTCTAGTCGCTGTTCATGTAGTAATTCGTCTACTCTCATATATTAATCAATCCTACCATTATTATCATTAGTATGACCCCTAAGAGCATTTCCACTAATATTTCCATCTCTATTCCATTTTAATTCTTCACCGATATCTTCATATTCGGTCATTTCAGTTCCGTTTATATCTACAGCCTGTCTATAGTAAAGTGATTTAAATACTACTTCTTGGGTTTGAAACCAAATAGCAATAGCTTTACTTCTAAACTCTTCGTCTGGCCATAGATAAAAACAATTGTGCCAATCCTCTAAAAACCTATGAACTGTTACATTCAAGTTGAAGTCTGGATTGTCCTTCTTTATTTCTGCCACAACTCGTAGTCTTTGACTACCAGCTAATGGATACCACATTTTCATGGAGAGAAAAGGATTGGCTATGCCATTCCTTTCTATACTCCTCATGAGAGCTTTATTAAGAGGAACATTCATTATGTTATTCTCAATCTGTGGTTGCTCTAATAAAAAGTCTGTAGTAACCTCTCTTATCTCAAAAGGAGGTACCCCTACTAACTCTGCGGACTTCTGTCCTATTCTGTCACTTGCCACTGGGGTCAAATCCTGCTTTTATATCTGCCAACCAGTTACTAAAAGCCTGTCTAAGTCCTGATTTCTTATCAGGTGTTCCTTTTGTCCATTTCTTTCCATTAGGCTTTGTCTCTTCAAATTCTTTAGTACCATTATTATAGCACACTTCCATTACTCCATTACTGGCATGTATGTACTTTACTTTCTTGCCCCATTCTTCTGCACTGAGTTCTTCAGCTTTTCTTTTTATAACATCATTATATTGCGTCATATATATCTTCTCCAGTAGATAGGCTATCTTTTATATCTTCTTTTTCTTTAGGATTCATAGTTGAATGAGGGCCTATCTTTAGTGTTTCCCAATCCATTACACTAGTGAATCCTTCCATTTTTGCACTTCTCATTTTTGTACAGTTGAATGTGATTGCCTCATCTTCTGGCGACCACGTTTCTAGTGTAAAGGCTGCATCTGCTGCATCGAGAATACCTTTTGCAAATCTTGCTTCCCCTGTACTATCTGTTTGATAAGGGGCAAACACAGGAATTTCATACTCCTGTGCAATACTTTTCAGAGTCTTACTTACTTCTATTTGCTCTGTCCAGTCATATTGTCCTGAACGACTTGGAACATTAGAACGTTTTACTTGGTTTAAGTAATCAACTATAATAACTCCATAATTTGTTTGGGATACTTTGCTTTCTAATTCTTGTCGTATTCTAGAAAGTGTTAGCGTCGGGTCATACACAACATCAAGCTGTCTATCCTTATGTAAAGGTTTAGTTTGAAGTTTAGTATGGAATGCATCAAAATCTCTTGTATTATTGTATTCAGGAAGTAACTCTGACCCGCCTTCAAATCTTCCTGCCCACCAGTCTGCAACTCTGTCCCACTCAGTAGTGGTTAAGTTTCTAGTAGCTAATCGGGAGATTGGAATACGTGCACCTAAAGCACACATTCTTTGTAAAATGGAACGGCTGTCCATCTCAATAGTAAAGTACAGGGAACTTTTGCCCTGCTCATAAACATTGTGTGCAACATTACAACAGGCAATAGATTTACCTGCACCTCTACGACCACCAACTAGTATAAGGTCTCTCGGAGAGAACTTTAAAGTCTGGTCATAGTCATCATTAAGCCCTAGTGGTAGGAACTTCTTGAGGTCTTTTTCTGAATCAAACAAAGGAATTGTTTGCATATTTTCTTCGGGAGCTTTGAGGTCGACTCTTTCTCCTACATCTAGAACAATCTGTTGGATTGCTTCTACGTTTTCTTCTGCTGAAGATATTGCTACAGTTTTATCAATGAACTTATCTAGCTCATCTAGTATTTCTACTTGCGTATATTCATTTTTGAGATACTCGAGCAGAACCCAAGCGTCGATATCGACCTCGACAGCTTCGATTGCGAATACTTTTTCTTGTAGTTTTCTATCACGAATGGATAGTTTAAGGTCATCAAAAGAAGGTAGGTGATTGAAATTTTTTATATGAGTGTCCATGACTCTATAAAGAGACTGGTACTCAGCAGTAAGATAGTTTTCTCTAAGGTTGCCCCAAGATTCAAAGTCTTGCTGTATAATAATTTGCTTCAACAAAGCTGAAGTTAAGTTCAATGTCTACCCTCCCAGATAAAGTAGCAGGGAATTACTCCCCTGCTAAAGTTTTTTTGAAAAAATTAGCTAGATGCTTTTTCTTTTCTTGCAGCTCCATCGTAGTCAGCACAAGTTAGACCTCTTCTGGTCAACATTGTTTTAACGCCTCTTACAGTTTTGCCAATTTCATCAGCGATAGCTTCAACACTCATGTTGTCAATATCACTAACTTCCGCTAAAGGATCAGCTTTAGAGCCACCTTTAGTTTCTTTTTGCTTAGGTATAGCGTTAATATCGCCACTTCTAAGTAAGCTAAGAGCTTTTCCTCTGATAGAGTTAACAGATTTGCCTAGGGCTTCTGCGATTTCTTCAACAAAAGACCCACCATTTACCATAGTAGTAAAGGTAGCTTCCTCTTCGGGAGAGTAAGTTCTTACAGATTCAGGCTTCTCAGCTGGTTTTACGTGGCTAGTTAATTCCATTGATAGAATTTTGCCTTGTATTGATTTAGCAGAGAATTCTCCACCTTCAAATGAAGATGCGATGTCTGCGTATGTGTATTGTCCTGAGTTATCAGATACAAATTGTGATAAAGTAGCTTCTTGATCGTCAGAAAAAGTTCTGTTTGATACTGAAGATGCAAGTTCTACATCGTGACCCATTTTTCTAAGCTTAGAAGAGACACTTCTTGTAGAAGTTTCTAATTCTGCAGCAGCGCTAGCTACTGTTGCTTGTGAGATAGGTGTCTCATTTCCTACGAAATCAACTAATTGATTAGTTCTTTCGTCTGTCCATTTTGGTAATGCCATTTTAATGTCCTATATTTCTTTTAAGTTTGTTATTATTATTACGCCCTTTTCTCGGGCAGCTTGTGTTTTAGCGGATTCTATACCACTTTCATTTATTAAGATAGTTACATCTTTAGTTAAACTGCTCTTTACAAGATAGCCCTTTTTTTCTAAGTATTGTGTTGCTTGAGCCTTTGTCTTATAGCTTGTTAATTTACCTGTAATACATACGACCCCTTTGTCGGCACTTTTCTGTTCAATCTTAGTGTGTTGTTGCCACTTAAAGGGTAGTCTATCGAATCCATCAGTAAATTCTTCTATTAACCAATCTAATAAATTATTGGTAGCAGCTGGACCTATACCAGCTTCTTCACAAGTTTCTTCGGTGATGTCTCGAATATTCTCGACAACCGAACAAATCTTGGTAGAAGCAGTACGACCTACTAACTTTATAGAGAAAGCAGGTAGTAAGTCAACTAACTCAACAGACTTACTATTTTCAATTTCTCTATGCAGTTTGACTGCTAGTTTTTCGGATTGCAAAGCCTCAATCATTATCTCTAATGGAAGCTCGTATAAGTCAAAGATAGAGTCTATCTGTAGTCTTTCTACTGTGCGAGGTCCGAGACCCCTTATTTTGAGAGAGGAGGCAAAATGTTCAATTTTCTTACTAGTTTTACCACTACAACCTGCGTTATAGCAAAATAACTGGTCTTTCTCCCACACGAGGTCTATCATACATGATGGACAATTTGTTGGCGGGATTATTTGCTTCATTTACTCTTTTCTCTCAATTTCTATTTATATATTATATCAAAATTCAGTTTCTATGTCAAGATTTATTTTTTGGAAAGTCCTGTAGAATGAGCGAATCAATTTTGAAACACTCAGTATGACCTCCAAACTTAAACATAGGAATATGCTTATCGTCCTTATATATTTCATGTAGGTACACTTCGTGTGCCCACACATTATAAAGAGTGCTGCTCCAAACCTTCTGTATACGAATATCGTATCCTTTGAAGCCCCTGCTACGCTTTATAATATGT